CTGACGTGCCACTCGTTGTGTTGCTTGAATGCTTCGGCCATCACTCCTCCACCAAAGGTTCAGGGTATAGCGCCCCCACATATGACGTTACGCCAACGTCCAATTCCCCCAATGCTCGCCGGCAGTCGTCCAGTACCATCGCAAGGTCGCGTACCTTGAACTGCGCCTCCGCCCATACGGCCATCGCCTGGAACGCTGCGGACCAGTCACCGTCGGGCAGATCAACCCGTGAGGGATAGAACCCCGGCAAGGCATTCACCGCCTCGGCTACACGACGCAGACATTCAAACTCTTGTGGCAATAGCGCCACGATAAGCTCCCCCGTCCGGTCATTCTTGCCTAGCGTTTTCATTCTTGACCTTTCTATCTATTCATCCATCGTAGGGCTAAAGTCTGACTCCCAAATGACATCTTCCAACACAAGCTCTATGGCCCGAATGGCAATCTCTGGCCCATGAACAGACCAGCCGAACAGTTCGATGGCCGACGCCATATCGTCCGCAATAACGCCTATCTCTTTTGTGATGTTGCCAATGACAACGTAGGTCACTTTCCAGACTTTCACGGCTTCCCTTTCTGCCCATTGCCCTCATAGATAAACGGGCGATAAGCTGCACAGCCCTGACACTGGCGATGCTCTCTCAGGTTAATCGCTCCACAATAGACACACCTCCACTCTGATGCGGTTTTCTCCTTGTGAACTTCACGCGCAAAAGTAGCCCGTGTCTGTAATGCTCCAAGGCCAATTAGCTCTACCGACCACTCTGGTGGCCCCGCAATTTCGCGCGTTACCCAAGAGTCTCCAGCGGACAGTGCAATGCTCTCTGTGAGCGGTTGACTAACTGTTACCTCAGATACAGCCGCTTGCCCACTGAATATTGATCCATCTGGATATTCCAGTGTCACAAATACCTTGCCCGATGTGAATATGGAAGCCATCACTCCCCTTTCTGCCCGACGTACAGGACGTGCGACTTTGGGCCGTAGCCCAGCATAAAGTCGCCTACTGGCTCAAGTTCAATATGGTCTCCGTCAGCCATATCGACTAGCCCCGGCGCTATTAGCGTGTGCTTCCCCTGTCCCGCCGGGACAATGTAGGGACGTTCCACCATCTCAGGCCACCGCTCACGGGCAGCGGCTAGGATGTCCGCATAGCGGCGCTCTGTCTCGCGCCAAATCCTCTCAGCCAGCTCCTCAACTTGGGCGATTTGCCAGTCGAGGGGGTCGATAGCCGCCTGGGTGTGGGGGATGTGCCAGTCAACGGGAGTCATCGCCCTAACCCTTGACAAACGCCCACAAATGCTGTATACTGTTCTGTAGGGCTAGACGCGGCTTGATCAGCGGTGTTGAAAAGCTCTCTACTGGCAAGGAGCCTGCCCCAACTTGAGAATATGCCAGTTATGTCCTGAGCCAGGAGGATTTTCTGATGGAACACCATTACATATCCGTACCAGCGCACGATATCATTACCAAAGATAGATTTGGCAAATTCCACACTACTCATTTCCCTGAACACCGAGTCTTAATCGCCCCTACTCTTAGTCAAGTCCATGATTGGCTATGGGACTATCCGTTCAACTATTCTTGGCGCGACGGTCTTTTGTGCCCATTCGCTAGCTCGGGAGACCGGCAAAATACTACTTGTTCACACGGCCTACGCACCCGCTGCTTGGGCACGCTGATTACTGAACATCTCATCAACGTCGAGCTACCATATGAGCGAAAGCAGATAGGTAAAGTTTCCTGCTATCGCTGGAGCCATCGTCTCATCGATGCTTACTGGAACATCCCTATTACTGACCTCTTGTCTCTGCCCGATGATGCTTACCTATGCGCCACTATAATTCTTCGTCGTGTCTATCGGGATAGCGGCTGGTTTGAATGGCATAGAGAACTTGTTCGACGCAAGAATGGCCAGCGAACTATGCGTCTTCGTCCTCTCTCACCTCAAATCTAATGCCATTATCGCCCCTATACGGTTGTCGATGGTCATGCTGTTCTTTGGCAATCGCTATGGGGATCCCTTCTGGAAACGCCTTGCAGTACCACCTATTGTCATCATTGACGCCATCAAGATGCCGACAGTTTGCACACTGACGACTAAGTATTGGTGTTGTCAATCTATGTGCCCCTCTCCAAACAAAATGAATCGCACAACCCTTTGGCTTCTGTCGGGCAGCTCCGCGAAATCTGGATGTCTATAAAGCGCATACGCCTCCGCTGCGGCTTCTGTCTCATTGTGCCAAGCATATTCACTAATGGCCTCAGTCACAATATCTTTGCCTAGCTCCTTGATTGCTTGGGCTGCGCGGTCTTCTATTGTATCATCAGCCTCGGCCATAAAATGTCCGTATTCATGAGTAAAGACACCATCATAATAGTTATCGTAACTCAATGGCACATTGGGAGTATATTCCTGTATACTTCGCTTCCTATAAACTGCGCTCGTGCTGATTGTCTGGCCCATATCATCAATGATCCCAAGGCCTACATATTCTTGATTGTAAACTTCTATCAGGCCATGTAAGTGCTGCCCAGACATCCACTGCTCTCGCCCATCAATTGGATTTCTGATAATATATGTAGCACCTGCACCTACACGACCAGCTTGATAGGCTACTAGCAGACCGTTACTAATAGCCTTCAGTTCGTCATCATCGGTTATTACTACATCTTTATCTGCAAATCTGTGTATCCAGTTCTGCCTAAATAGTCTTTCCTCATCGCGTACAACTTGCGGCCTACGCTCTGCCAACTGCTGTATGGCCCATTGGTCAATCTGCAAACGTATTTGCTCAGTAGTAAGTCCCTGTGTGCGCCACCCAATGATCAAATCGCGTGGAATGCTACGACGCACCTCTGCACGCAATTTCTCAAGCTCCTGTTCAATGGCCCGTGCGAATGAGGCGCTATCCCGATAATTGGCCCAGCGGGCTTCAATGATAGCATCGATAGACTCATAAGCAACTTTCACGCCCTTTTTGTGCAACCAATCTAATGCCTCTGCCGATGTCTCAAACCGCGGTCGCTCACTAACTGGCACCGGCTCTTCTGGCATCAACTGCTCCCACCGCTGACTCCAAGGCAAAATTGTACATCTGCACCCTGGATGAAGTGGACTTGATGTCACCTCTTCATAGTCAAACTTGAGCGTTGCTGTTCTGTCACCTACCTGAACGTTCATCCGTCCACCTTGGGGGAAGAACGCCTCTGAGACACCGATGATTTTCTCGTGCATCTCGGCGCAAAAAACGCAAGTTCTTTCGTCAATTTGTGCCCACCATTGCTTCCCCTCGATATTCCAGGCTTCATAGAGGGCGACAGATCCGCGAGATGAACTTCTGATGCTCTCCGTTCGCGCAATCAACTCCGTCCGATATGGTGTGCGCCTCTGGCAAAACCATTGCTGTTCTGGCGTCAGATTCTCACGCTGGCAAATGTCGCGTGCGTCTCCGCCTATCCACTGGTCAAACATCAACCGCAAGCCCCGTTGCGTCCTGGGGATAGACCATCCCTCCTGCATCGCCTGGGTCAAGAGTTCATTCAATCCATCGCCTGTCGTATCTCGCACACTCTCCGCAAAGGGCATCAGGTAGTCGATGAGAAATTCCTCTGTGTACAAGTTGCGTACATCGAATTCCATTCCGAACTCGACGTTCAGCCGTTCACCCTGGTCCACCATCAGCCCTTGCAGCACGGGAATGAACGCGCTACGCCAGTCATCCCCGGCAGCCTCCAGGTAGCGTTTCCATTCCGTGTTGATGGTCTGCCAGTCGATGTCCGCTTTGATTCGTTCTGTCTCTGTTAGGATGTTAAGGAGCGCCTCTAGGTCCTTCTCAAACTGCCCTGCGGCCACTTGTGCAATGCGTGGCTCCCAGGCCGCTGCCACACGGTCAATGCGAACCCCTAGCCGGTCTTTAGCCTCTTCACTCAGCCCCCGACCCGCGGGCCGTTGAGCCTGTTTTTTTTTAGGTCCTCCCAGGTGAGCGCCTTGCCCTCTCCACGCTCCTCCTCCGTGGCGCTGGCCGCGCCCTGTTCGGTGGTGGCGGGCGTGGGGGCAACCATCCCCGTCGGCACCAAGTTCAACGGCAGATAGCCCACACCATCATCGGGCAGTTGGGGCAAGGGCAAGTCTGCAACCCCGGCTGCCACGTCCTTGGGCACGCCTCGATCCACCATCGCACTCCAAGCGTCTACCTTCTTGTTCAGGTCCTCTCGCAGAGCGGGCACGGCACCGAAATCGTAGGCCACGAACGCATCGTCGGTGCGCAAGTAGTATTTCCACTCTACCTCAAAGAACGTGGCTTCGGGCACCAGCGTGTTTTCCCAAACGGCTTTGTTGGCCTGTTCCCAGTTGGAGTAAGTGGAGCGGTCCAGAGAATGGCGCTCGCTGATGAGCATGCCTGGCACACCGAAGGGACCTAGAATCCGAGACGCGTTGCGCGCATCGATGCTCTCAAATCCCATCTCCTCAAACGTGGGCGTGATGCGCTGATAACTGCCCCCCTGGTCCAGCACGGCCACGTCCGACCAATTGACATATCCCCCATATATCTCCTGCCAGCGGTCGCGGGCACGGGCTACCGTATCATCGGTCATTGGAACGTCGAATTTGAGCAGTCCCATCGGCATCGCGCCGTGGTCAAAAAAGAGCTTGAGGAATTCCGTTACTTTGTTGTCCACGTCTGCCGAATGAGCCGCCGCTGACAGGGGAGACAGCCCATAACCGAGTCCCTGCAACGGGTCGCCAGGGTTAGGTAGCTTGACGTGCATTAGGTCTTCGGGCGCAAACAGCAGCACCTCGTTGTTACGTAGCGCCTCACGGCGACGGGTTTCATCCCATCTCCCCCAGGCATTCTTGCCCTCTGGTACATAGACGTAGCCAAGTAAGCCTGTCTTGGCCTGTTTGCGGTCGGGGATGATGTAGATGTGATCTGGCCGGATAGAGTAGAAGGCTTCTGGTAGCGCCGCCCGCGCCGGTCGGTCATAGGTAATGTAGGCATTGCCGTCGAGGTTGAAATAGACAATGGTCTGACCTTGCAGCTCAAGATAGGATTGGTGGGGATTGGGCCGAGCCAGCAGCTTTGTGAGTGGATGCGCCGCGTCCAATGGCTCAGGGTGGTCGGCGTCACCCGTGTAAGCCTTAAGCAAGACGCGCATCATAGCGCGTACCTTGAACATGATGGCGCTATAGATCAGACTGTTAAGGTTGAATCCCTCATTGATGTAGGCATCCAGGTTGATGACGTGCCACTGCGGTTTCCTGTCGCGCCAATCGGGCCAGATAATGGGCATCGCCTTGGTTTCCGGCAACGGCCAGCGCCCACTCGGCCCCAGCGATGGCCAGCGCGACCGCCCGCCCCGCACGATGGCGGCTTTGTCTAGAATCGAGAGCTTTGTTGTCGTGACTGCCACGGCGTATCTCCGATGCCCTCCAGGTAGCCGGTCTTGATCATCAGCGCCACCCAGAGAACGAATCGAACCAATGTCCCTGCCACCCAGCCCAGGGCATAGGGTGGCCAGGAGGCAATAAGCTGCAATGTTTTCATCCTACGAACACACCGCCCCGCGTGCCCATCCAGGCCAGCGCACCCGCCGCGATGCTGTCCGGCAAGTGCTTGCTGCCGTAAACGTGGTCCACACTGGCTAGGCGGTGCTCTGCCTCCATAAAACGAATGAACGGCGCACGCACATCGTCGGCCTCTATCGCTGCGATGTAGTTGGAAAGCAAGTCTTGTCGCGCCCTACCGACCATGTTCACGTCCGTCGTCGTGGCCTGGTGCTGTAGAAAATCGGCTATCACATCACCCAGGCCCGTGTTATCATGTGCCCCCTTGGCCCCGTACCGCTCCAGACGGGCATCGTACTTGCCTACCATTACCGGCCAGGGGAGTCGCTGTGTGCGCTCAAAGGCTACAAGGCGAATAGGACGCACATCGGTGCGGAACGTGATGATGACCGTAAAGTCTTGTTCCTTGGCCCAATCCGCGCCCGTACTATACTTTGCGCCCTCTTGTGGTTCCTCAACGATGATGCGTTCCCCGACACTGCCTTCATATTCGCCCAGGCTACGGTCAAATGTAGCCGTAACCTTATCAGGCTGTATAGCCCTGCTCTCTGGCGACGGCTCTTGCAGGTCATACTCCACATCCCAGATGACCGTCGTCACCTCAGCGCGCTTGCGCTGTATCTCTGTCTGTGTCAGCCATCCCGTCGCCGTTTCCTTGAAGCAATTGTGTACCACGATGCCGTTAGCTACAAATGAATTGCCTTGTTCTACACTCAAATCATAGACGAGAGTGAAAGCTCCACATTCAATGCTCTGCACAGCTGTAAAGTCCACAGATGGCGCTGGTCGTTCCATAATATCAGTAACGTTAACCCCGCCTGCTCCACCAATTTCTTCTTTTGCTGATCTCGGTCTCGCTGGGCAGGCTTGCTGTGCCAATAGCGCCCATTCACCTCGATTGCTATATCGTAATCGTCCAGAACGAAATCCACTACATATCGACCGTATCGTTCCTGTGAGCGAAAGCGTAGGCCTAGCTGTGTTAATAGTTCTTCGGCGGCTTGCTCGCCTTTGCTGGATCGCCTGCGACTGTTGCCTGATTGTGCGATACGCTCTCGCGCTAACGCCATCACGCCCGCTTTTCGCACGTTCCTTTGAGACATTGTTTTCCGGTAACACGTCAGGCAAGTCTTGGATCGTGACTGCTTGCGGCCTCCACATATCGGACAGATGGTTTTCTCGGTTGGCTTGGGTACTGGCAGATTGCTGTTGCATTTGGCAGCACATGACTGGCATCGAGTCGCGTGTCTTACAATCAGCTTGCCACAATCTACACACCTGTTGTTGTAGTGACACATCTTGCACAAGGCGCCGTGCGTCGCCTTGTGGGTTCCACACTGAGCACACCACATCCCCTGTTGTGAGATGCCCTGCCTGTGTCCATCCGTCTTTCGTGAGGATTCGGTGTTCCGGCGTACAATGGACTGAGCCTCGGCTTGTGTGAATAATGATTGTTCGTCTTTTCCCACTACACCACGCATCTGTGACTGTAGTTTTAATGAGTTTTCCGTCTTTGTAGGCATAAACTCTATCTCCCTTTCGTATTTCGCGCATTGGGATTATTCGGTCTATACCCATTATACCACAGTTTCCAGAAATGCACCACTCATACGTGGGCCAGCCCTTCTCATTGGCCCGACGCAGCACCTCAGTCATCGTGCCATCAGCATAGTGGTGCGTGCTACTGGCAACCGTTTGGGCCGGGATGCCTGTGTCACCTTCCATCGTCTGTCCCATTGCGGCATCAAAGATAGATAGGTCCATTTCATCAATTTCATCCAGGCGTAGCCGCTGCGGATGTGGGCCGCGCACGCTCTTTTGACTCGCCATCAGCGCCTTGATGGTATTGCCCCACACCAGCTTTGTGGCGCGCTTGGCTGGGTCGCTGGCTAACAGGTGGCGAGGGGCATGTGGGTGTGTCCAGAACTCATCGCGCATGTAGGTGTGGACGTTCTCAGACTGTTCCCCGCTGCCGCCTAAGATGTTCACATCTGCCTTGAGCGTGATGGCTTCCGTCAAGCCCAACAGGGCCAACAAATAGGACTTTCCCCCAAAACCCCTTGATGCCTTCCAGACACTCACGCTGGCTTTGGCAAAGTACGCATCAGCAAAGGCCCGCCAGGGTGTTGTGTGATGTGGACAGACCTGCACATCTGGGATGCTCACACCAAAGGCATAATGCACGAAAGCACGCAGTTGATTCTCAGTTGTCAGCGGTATCCTGAACTCAGTCCCGGTCGTCGTCATCGTCGTGTAAAATCACTATAGAATCGTCCGTGTATAGGCGAATGGGTATCGCCCCGCCCTCGCCTGTGCCGCCGTATTCTATCTCCTGCTTGTCAGCATATCCACGTCTTTTGCCTTTGCGGGCAAGCAACCACTTGGCATCGCCAGAGTCTACCGGCAGTCCGGTGTCCTCCTGTTGCCGATATGCCAAGCGAATGTTGCGACTGAGCACAGACTCAGCCACATCTAGAATCTGCTCGTTCTCCGACCGAAACGCCTCTTTAGTCGATTCCCATTTCTCTATGTACCGCTTGGCCGTCACCCAATCGCAGCCGAGACGCTGAGCCACCGTGAGCGTAATGCCCCCGCTGCCTTTGATTGCCTCTAACAACCGCTCTCGACTGTACCCCTTTACCATTTTGACTTTCCGACTTTCAACCTTCCCTTGGCATCAGCACCATAGGCCAGATCACGCCGCCTGCTACCTTTGCCATTACCTGAGCATAGATTACGTGCAGGTTCAAAGGCCAACCGAACGCAATGCCCAAAAACACGAACGAATCGACAATTGCTTCTATGAGAATACTTAGATTCATTCGATGGCGCTTGAGCTTGGCGTACAGCACGCTTCCCACAATGCCCGACACGATGAATCCTATGGCAGACGCCAACGACACACGGCCCGATACAGGAACAACCAACCAAGATAGAACACAACCAGACACGATCAGGCCACCAACGCCCAAAACCAATTGCTTACCTGTCCAGAAATCTTGTAACAGCCGACGCAAGATCATACCCAGGGCAATAAGAAAAAATGCCGTGTAGGGGGTTGCTATCGGGCCAAGAGCGTTCACCAGAACATTGGACCCCGCCACGACGGCGAGATAAAACACTACAAACGCAATCGTCGTCCAAGGCACGCGCCTATGCATCATTCTCCTCTTTCTTGAGCGTGGCAACCAAGGACAAATTGCGCCACGACTCGTCCAGGTCAAGACCATAGCCAAAGACCCATTCATCGGGAATGGAAAACCCCAAATAGTCAATCGGCACAGGAACCTCGCGCCGTGTAGGTTTGTCCAGCAGGCAGCAGACACGCAACGAGGCTGGCCCCCTGGCCCTGAGCGCGCCCATCAGGTAATCCAGCGTGTGCCCCGTGTCGATGATATCCTCCACGATGAGCACGTCACGGTCCCTGATATCCGTGCCAAGGCACGTACCAAGTTGTTTACACTCATCATTCCCCCATCTGGCCGCGCCTGCCGACACTTCCTCCGCCGGATCAACACCCCACCCAATCCCCCGGCAGGCGCGGCTGTGCAAAGGAGAGACACACCGATTATAGTATACCATAACCGGCAGTCTGTGTCAATGGTTCGGGCGAGATTCGCCAAATGTCAATTATTTTGAGGCCCAAAACTCACCCTATGACTTACAATCAATTTTGCACTACTTTGATACATTACGTTCAGTCTGTCTTGACAAACGGTGAAAATGTGGTATAATAAAAGCAGGAAATGAGAGACCCACAGACAAGGAGAAGCAAATGAACTGGCAAATGACCTTAGAGATAATGGACAGCGCAAAGACCTACATTGACCACAAAGATAGCACCTTCGGCGGGGACGTAAACATCGCCCTAGTCAACAGCGGACTCTATAGCGCAATCAAGACCCAATATCCCAAAGCGCAGAGGGCCACAGTCACCGTCATCGCCAGAGAAGCAATCGCCACAGTTCAAGAACTTCTAGATTAGCATCCACAGGCCCGCCCGGGGCCTATCCGGGCACAGGAGGACACGATGAACACAGGACAGCAACTCAAGAAAGCCCAAATCAGAGCACTCCCCGCCGACGTTTCAGATTACATCCTCTCCCTGCAATCCCGCTACCGCACCCGCTTTTGCAAGCTTTACCAAGAATCGCCAGGATGGGAACTCTACCTGGCCGAAGGCGCAAGCTATGAGTTCTTTTACCAAGGCGACTCGATGGGACTGAGGATGCAGAGCCAGGAATGGTTACACGCAGGCGGCCCCAAGGAATCCCATCAGATAGGGCGCAAGGTTCCCATTCCCCAGGGCGCTTGGGTAGTCGAGTTCGAGCTTTTCCTGGGCAAGCCCATCATCAACGTACATCACGCGGGCGCGTACCAATTGCCCGCCTAGACGGCCAGCCGGGGCCACAACCCGGCACCATCCCCACGAGAACCAGGTGGCACAGGATGAGAGCCCTGTCGAGTTCGAGTCTCGACGTGGGGGCATATCGGAACCGACAGCAGAGAGACATAAAGGAGAATTGACACGATGACCGACAAAACATACCTCACCTGCGCAGAGACCGCAAAGCTAGTCCGCAAAGCCCTCAAGGCAGAATTCCCCAAGTGCAAGTTCTACGTTCGCAGCAGCACCTACTCAGGCGGGGCAAGCATTGATATCCACTGGATAGACGGGCCGACCACCAAGCAAGTAGACAGCACCGTTAACCCCTACAAGGGCGCGGGCTTTGACGGGATGGTGGACCTCAAATTCTACTACGACACCTGGCTGATGCCCGATGGCAGCGCCAAAATCGCCAAGTGTAACGGGAGCGGCTGCACGTTCGAGAGTTGGGAGACAGAGAAGCCCCACCCCGACGCCAAGCGCGTGAGTATGGGCGCGGACTTCATCCACACCAACCGTCATCACAGCAGAGAGCTTGTCGAGAGAGTCGGCCAGATGGTACACGAAGAGTACGGATGGGACATCCCGAACATCGTTGACCACAACGCCTACTTGACCAGAACCAAGACCGTGCCCGATGCCTCATTCGAGTTTGACTTTGAGAACCAAGAGCGGCACCGGGTTTTTCAGAATCGGCTCTGGGAGACCAGCGCCTATGATGGGCCAGCGCCCAAGGCCGCGCCCGAACCGACATCAAAGCCAGCCCCTCCGCCAGCGCCGGTGCCCGCTGTATCCGAAGACTGGTTCCTCATCGGCGCGACATAGGAGGCATCACAATGACCTACTGCGATGGCTGCAACCGCAAGTTCGACCATCTACCCAAGTACGCCTCTTACCGTCTCTGCGACAACTGTCTCTTGGAAGCCGTCACAGAGTACGTGGAGGAGCACCAGCGCCAAGACGCCGCCTACTGCGCATCCTGCTGCCACAACGTCGGTAGTTGCGATTTGGGGCGGACACCGGAGGAGTGCAGATGACCCCTGACCTACTCCGCGAATACATCCGCATCGGCGGCGGAATCGCCTACAACCCGCCCGCCCTGCGCGCCTGCTTTGAGACGAGGGCGCAAGCTGTCCAGTTCAAGGACCTTGCGCCTCACTGGAGTGTGGGCTACATCGTCAATGTGGAGACGTTGAGGGAGAGACGAAACGAGTTTTGTCGAGGTTGCCCGCAGCGCACCAAGGACGGATGTCTGCGGAACTTGACGCCGGAGACGTGCGAATAACACAAAGGGCGGGCACCCACGCCCGCCCTACCACAGAAGCGCATAAGATAGGCGATTCTATCTTATGCGCTTTTTGCTACCCTTCCCACACCCACGCTATAATGCATCCCACGCCTCTCGGATATTCACACACGACCGCCTAAATGCCTCATAAGGCGCATCCAGCTTACCCGCCCAATTGATGCCCCCGTTCGCTTCCCGCAGTGTCGGCCAATAGCGATTACTAGCATAGCGCGCATCCCCAGGTCGCCAGAATTGACAATAACGAGTAGCCATCAGATTGTGCATATTTCCATCCACGCTCACCACGTCTGCAATGTTGACCAGATAGCGCCAATATTCTATCTGCCGATGTGGGGAGCCGCCTAACAAATGAACAGGCCAGCCCGCGAATGACCACAGAGGCAATGGTGTGCCCCCGTAGCGACTGGGCACAGAATAGCCCAGTATCACACCTCGGTCCCCGATGCGCCGGGGCAGCTTGCCGATGCCTCCAGGCACCTTGGGAATTATCACCACGCGCTCGACGTATTGCGCGGCCTCCTCTGCCCAGTCTAGGACCTCGGCCAGTTGCTCGGCCCGCTCCCAGTCCAGCACTGTCGCCATCGCGGGCCGATGCTCTACCAGAGCCGCCATATACGCTTTGCGGGCCGGTCGCTTCCAATCCTGGTCAGCAAAATAGATGGGAAAATGTAGGCCCCGTTTTGGAAGGCGCGTTCCATATAGATATCCCGTCTCGATGGCTATCCGCGCCAATTGCTCATGCCCATCTGCGCAATAAATCAGTTTGGGTTTATCCACGGCCTCGCCTGCATCATCAATGGCAGTCCCCCCAACAGGATAATCAACTCGCTTGTACCCACCGTGAGTAGGGCCATCCACAACAGATCAATGCCCAGTGCCCACAACATCAGAGCCACAGCCCCCGCCGTTGTCAATGCATAGAGTATGCAGGGTAGAATCGCCCATCGTTGCCGTAGAATGCAATAGAGCGCCCAGGCCAGCATGCCGCCCGCTGCATCCGTCAACGGCATCCAAATCAACTCCCACGGCCCTACGAGCGGACTAGACAGGTTGGCGAAAAACGTACCGATGCCAATGCCCAGGGCTAAGAACGGGTCGAACAGCACCAGCACCTTGAGCATTTCACTTACGCGGAATTGGATAGGCCCGAATGATAGCGGCGCAATGGCTACCGTCAACACGGCATACAACGCAGCAATAATGGCGACCTGGACGACTCGCCTCGTAGTCATAACACCAGCCTCCAATGATTCAGCTTGCGCCCGCTCTTGGTGGTCTCTGTGCCTTCCAGCGTAAAGCCGACTCGATTATACCACCCATTGGCAGGCAAATCAACCGGGCATTTAGCAAAGATGGACGCTGCACTATCAACGTGCTTGAGCCGTTCCAGCATCGCCGTGCCGATA